ATTCCTGTATTTTTTTACAGGACACAGTAAAATTAACAGGAAAAGTGATCCAATAAGAAGCACTAGCATTAAGATGAGTACAAGCCAATTCCCTGAGAATAAACCTTTAAACCATTCTGCCACTTTTTTAAACCAGCTTACAATACCAACTTCTGGTGCACCATCAGAAAAGCTCATTGAAACCTTATCTTTTATTGCCTCAGCTCTCTTTAAATGTGGTGGTTCTGCTTTTAAACCTTTCGGTGAACAATTGTCATCATGACAACATTTGAACTCAGAGCCACTATGACCTCCTTTACCAGATACTTCTACAGTATTCATGCCTCTATTTAAATGGGCAACATTGCCTCCATAACAAATTGCAGAGTCACAAGATTTAATTGTTGTTAAAAATTTTGTGCAGTCAGAAAGAGAAATTTCACAAGTGAGTGTAAAACCTATACCTGAACCCCATGCACCTGCAATCTTAATAGTCTTAATGTTTACTTTACATGGGGTTTCACTTAAGTCTTCAAAATTTATGTCTCTATTAACGACAACATTTATGTGATCTTTAACACTGCTTCCAGGACTATACCAAGTCAATGAACTTTCAGTCATTTTAGGATCTGTTAAGTTGACTGATGTATATGCATCCCTAGTACTGAGAAATTTCTTTATCCCTGAAACTGTGTTCCCTGAATATCTGCATACAGGTTCTTTTCCAAAACGGCATATCCTTTCTAATGTTCCTTCATAATCAGGACACTTCATGCCTTCAGAGGTCATTATAACATCTCCAGGATCACCAAACTTACAATTTGATGTGCACCAGTCCCTGACTAGAATCCCACCACCTACTAAAGGTCCAAGAAATACTATTGTGATGCCTGTTTCTATGTTACTTGTTGTTCCTGTAAGGCAAATTTTGACACCATTTGAAACCAAACAATCATTTGCTTCTATTGTTTTGCATTCTGATTTACTTCCTAATTGATAGCAAGCTTCTCTTGTATATTTTATTGTTGATAAACGATAGGCACGGCCTATAGCATTCAATTTATCAATGTATAGACCACATGCTGTGCAACCAGAGTTTATACCTGGGCAGGAAACAGGATTACAGGCCCAATTACTTTGAAATGCATAGTCAGTTTCCTCATGGCATGCGGCTAATTGCCATGGATAACTATATTTCTTGCAACCACCCCAGCAGTGGAAAACTGATTTTATATTGACTTCTCCATCCATCCAATTACCTAAATTTTGTATTGTTGTTTCAATTTTCTGTTCTTTTAAATGAATTGTAAAAGGTATATCTGGCTTATTCTCTTCATCAGTTGTTAAAACCCTCTTATGGACAAAACTTGAACCTGCAACCAATGCAAAATCAAGCTCATAGTCTTGTTGCATTTTAACATAACCTATACCGTGAGCTGTATCTTGCCATTCAGATAATGCCATATCCTGAGCACTTGATCCCCAGATAACCATTTCAATAATCAATAACAACAACCATATTGTCATTATATAACATCTATTTCTGTATCTAAAACTTTCTAATCGTCTGACTCTTCTTGAATAAGGAGGGATCTCACTAAATATTGATTGTAAATTTTTATTGAAGCGGTCAATTAATTTACAATGACTAAAATGCATTTCAAATAGAGTCTGAGACACACCTACATCCTTGTTACAGTAAGGGCAATTACCTTTCTTACAATAATTTTCATGAGCATTATACTCATCTTTTGTTGAGCATTCTCTCAAGCAAACATCACAAGTGCTTCTGCCTATTGTTTTTATGAATTCTTCTTTCATTTTGTCTATAAAGGTATTAAATCTTGCTCCTCCTTTAAAATATGAAAATATAATTACTATATATTTAATAATAGTTAAAAGAATCATTGTTAATGCAGGTATGAGGATCCAACCAAAACAGAATGTAAAGAAAATAATTATTGTTAACCAGCCATGGAGTCCTTCTATACACATTTCTGTTGCTAATGAATGTGCTACAGTGGGAAAAAATGAAAAAAATGATGTTATTGTATATATACATTGACCTACAACCAAAGACTTCATGGGAACTGTGATGTTTTCACCATTACACTTTACTCTTATATCTTTCATGATGTTTCTACAGGTAAAGGTTACCTGATCCTCTGTTCTTCTATATTTATGTGTTTTCCCAATAAGACAGTCATCAGACATTAAGTCAAATATCCCTGTTGAAGAATATGCTTCACAATTGGCACCTGATCCTGATAGTATACAGTGAATTTTACACTCATCAAGTGTTTCCTCTTCTCCTCTTATATCAACAGTCCCTGTCCATACTAGTGGTAACACTTTTGGTATGCACATTGTAAAATTTATTTCTGGTATTACCCCTAATGTTAAAAATGTTACATGTTTTCCTTTAGTCTTAACAGGATAAAAGTAAAGGGATGTATAACCTACACCACCTGTAAAACACTCACCCGTAAAGTTCTTATTTCCTTGGTCCTTACTTACAACAAAAATACCATTTCCAGCCATAACAGCTGTGCTCTCTCCTTCACCTAAACGATCATGGTCTTCCCCATAATGATTATATTTCATTGACTCAACTATTTCTAATGCAAGATAATTACCATCATAAGGTACATATATTGGAGTACCATAACCTGATATAAAGCAGACATAACCACCAGAGTATTCAGAATTTTTGCATGCATCAAGCGTAACTAATTTATTCATTTCTTCTACAAATTTATTATCATTACTGTCTTTAGCCATACTATATTCGAAGAAGCAAGTAACATGAACACTATAAGTAGAATGTTGATGAGTTAACTGTAACTGATTTAATAAAGGAACTATACAAATTCCACTTATTACTATACCTTCAGGACAAAATGTCATAACAGCCCTAACTATAATTTTCTGTTCATGAGCATGTATAGAACATTGCTTAAGAGACTGACAAAACTGTTGTGGAATTATTATGTGAAGTGTAGGCAAACAGTCTGTTTGATTGCATGAAACATCAAGACATAAAATTGCTCTTCGTTGGCCATGCTTAGGTCTAGTTATATCCTCATGAAATCCACAAATTCCTGATAATCTGTCATCACTTTCACTCATATCAAATGAGGTGTTACTCGCAGCTGTTGTATCAGTATTACTAGATTTAGCCTTCCAACTAAAATACCTTACATCACGAACTAATCTATGAACAATGGATACATCAAATGGACAATTATTTTCTATATGTTTTGTGAATATACCTTTTTTATATGGTATAGGGTCTAAATCTACGCTGCCATGCGCAAAGCCTGTCTCCAATCTGGGATCATGAGGACATTGAAGTATTATCTCTTGATTGTTTTTTGTTCTGATTTCCCCAATAATTAGCATAAGTAGTGTCAATAGTAGTGACTTCAT